AGAAGCACATCAAATGATCATCTTCTTTTGCTGTGTGCTGTACTGGCTATTGAGACGCTACACGATACCGACCAGTTAAGCTCGAATCGCCCGAACCTATACAAGCCCCGTTAAGGGGCTTCTTTGTTTTTGCGCAATGAAACGCTATATCAATCCACCAGATTTTTTTTTACACACCGGGCTTTTATTCGCAGACCAAAATTATTTATCGCCTGGTTCTTTTGTTTGTAGATGATGCATAAAACTATCACAAAACCTATCACGCCTAGCCCACATCCAGACCACACGACAAGCGGCTAGAATGGCAAGGTTATGCAGCTTCATTGATATGGTTTTATTGGATAAGGGTCATATATTCCTAGCCGCTCATACAATCCAAGCCACAAAACAAAAGCTACAGAGCAATAGCCCGCCCCAATTTGGGAGCATGAAAAGCTGAATGTAATTAACTTTTTGAAAGACAAGCCAAATGCCAATTCACTTTTCCGAACGGCCAACGAGGCCCGCCCAGACAGGGTTTTCCGGCGGCCCGTCGAGGTACCAGCGGCGCACCGTTTCGCTAATCCGCAGGAGGGTCCCCAATGTTTTGTGGGGTATTCTTTCGCTGTACTATTCGTATCAGACTTGCTACGCCCCCCCCCAATTAATTACTTTATTTGTTATATTCTGTGCTACAGCTTTTATGTGGAGGACATAATGCCAGTAAAGAAGAAGCGTAACTACCGTAAAGAATACGACACATACCATAGCACAGCAGAGCAGCGCAAGAACCGCTCAACACGCAATAAGGCTCGCAGAAAGATGAAACTGCGTGTGGGTGACCCAAGAGAGGTCGATCACAAAAAGCCTCTTTCAAAGGGTGGAACCAACGGCAAGAAAAACCTGCGTGTGGTTTCCCGTAAGACAAACCGCAAAAAGCACACCAAGTAAATATTAATTTGACACTGTTTGCACACGAATATAATGTGTGTTTTATACGGAGGTTTACATGCCAAAGAAAATGGTCAAGAAAGTCATGGTGCTGTCTGCCGAGATGCAGAGGGCGGTTGACATGATTGCTGATGGGCATACCTACAGCAGCGTCAGCCGGACATTGGGCATCCATATCAATACGCTGTACAAGTGGCGCAGCAAGCCCAGTTTCCAGTATGCACTACTGGAGAAAGGCGAAGCATTAACCCAGAACAACGATGAGATGTTCAATGCCTATATTCAGGGTCGGGTAGATGGTCTGGTGCTGTCAGCTATGGAGGCACTCGATGTAATTCTCCGAAACGGGGACAGTGAGAACGCCAAAGTAGCAGCAGCCAAATATGTGCTTGAGACCTTTCGCACGCAAGAGGGTGACCAAGACGGGGCCAAGTCACTCAAGGACATTGACGAGCTTAAAAAGGCACTGCGCATAGTATGAAGTTCTTAGACAGCATGCCACAAGAGGTAAGGGACGACATCCGCAAAGCACTCAGCAAAGCGGACAAGTTCGTGAGCATGCTGTCTATTCAGGACAAACGCAGCCACAAGATGGTCAAGTTCAAGATGAACGATGAGCAGAAGCACCTATTGAAAGAGTTGCAGGCGCACAATCGGATCATCATATTAAAGCCAAGACAGATTGGGGTAAGCACCTTGTTGAGGGCATATGCCTTTTGGGATGCCTATACAGCCAAAGAGCCAGTGCAATGGGGTGTGATCAGTTTCCATGACCGATCAGCCAAGCACTTGCGTAGGATGGATGACAAGTTTCATAAGAGCTTACCCAAACTTTTGCATCGTCAGTTTTCCGTATCCAACACACAGGATTTGGAATTCAAGGATAGCGGAGCCAGATTATCATCGTACACTGCAGGGTCTCGTGGGGGGACAAGGTCGTTTACGCTGACTTCGGTACACTTGAGCGAGTTTGCATTTTATGACGATCCTGATGAACTACTGGCGACCACAATGGCGGCAGTGGGTGAGGGACAGGTCATCATAGAATCAACACCCAATCGGGCTGGCGATGCATTTCACCGTTTGGTAATGGGGGCACCGGAGAATGGATGGAGGCTGTGTACCTTTTGGTGGTATCAGCACGAGGCATATCGGGTGCATGTAGGGGAGGACTTTGAGCCAACGGCTGAGGAAGCGGCAATGGCGGAGGTCTATGAGCTGGACAAAGAGCAGATCATGTGGAGGCGGCAGCAGATAGCTACGCTTGGTCTGGAGAAGTTTAGGCGTGAGTATCCGGCATGTTTGGATGATGCGTTCCATTTTACAACATCGACTTACTTTCATGGGGATGATTTAGCGAAGATAGAGCCAGTGTGGTTTGATAAAGCGGACAGGCGGTATGAGCATGCGGAGCCGAACGATGCGTATGTGATGGGCGTGGATGTGAGTGCGGGTGTAAATCTGGACTATTCGGTGATTACGATTGTGTCATTATCGACTTTGCAAGTGGTATATCAGTATCGGACAAATACGGTTCCACCAGTGATGTTTGCGGAGAAAGTGGCAGACATGGGATGGGAATACAACAATGCAATGATTTTGTGTGAGAGCAACAATCATGGTCATGTGGTGTTGACACGGCTTCGGGATTTTAAGTACAAGAATCTGTGGCGTGATGCGAAAGGGAAAGACTGGGTGACGACAGTCAAGAGCAAGTTGGATGCGTATGAAACGCTGCGTGAGTTTATTGTGGCTGAGATTATTGAGATGTTGGACATGACAACGATCATGGAGCTGCGCTCATTGATGGTGGAGAAAGTGACACCGGAGGCTCCGAAAGGGTTGCATGATGATATGGCAATGTCGTTGGCATTGGCTTATAGGTGTACCCGTGATGTGCCAAGACGCATTTTGCGCAGGGCACAGGAAAATATGGTAGATGATTTTATCAGAAGCCGTAGAGTCGGTAGACGACAAGCAGATCCAATCGCATGGGGGCGTAACGAATGATTACAGCTAAGATTTTACAGGCCTTGTATGAGCAGCATGAGGAATACTGGCGCAATGAGCGGCCCAAGATGCGCAAGTTGAGGCTGGCGTATAACTGTGAGTATTGGGACAAGAGAGATAACTATGGTCAGATTCTCATTGATACGACACGGGCGTATGAGTACATTGAGGGGTATATTGCGTCATTGTTTACACGGTCGCCTGCGGTGGTGTTCAAAGCAGATGTGCGTGGTCGTGGAAATCCGATTAAAGCGCAGTTGATGACCAATGCGTTTTTAGACAGCATCAGAACGCAGTTGGAAGATGCCAGTCGGCTGGCGTTGATATATCCCGCAGCTTTTGTGAAGTTGGTTCCGAATGAGAATCCCGATCCCTTTAAGCGGATCAGTGCGGTGGCGATTAATGCGTGGGATGTGATTGTGGATACGGATGCAGCCAGCTGGTATGACCAGCGGTTTGTGGCCCATCGGTATTATATGACATTGCAAGACGCAAGAAAGAAGTTTGGCAACAAGCGGTTTGTCAGTGCGCCATTGGTGAAGTACTTGGATTATGTTGATGGTGAGGAAAGTCGTGGCTATGGAGGCAGAAAAGCATCTGAGGAAACGGAGCCCGTTTTTGAGTATGTCGAAATTGTTGAATGTTATGATTTTCGGAGCGATAAGCTCAAGATATGGTCACCTGATTATGCACATGGAGAAAAGTTTTTGTATGAGGGTGTTGTCATCGAGGAAGGTGAAGGCGATGCAATACAAAAAACCAAGTACGAAGATATACCGTTTCGCTCCGCATCAGATGCGCCTATAAGTCCGATTGTGCCTTTGTATTACTCACGGCAACCCGATGTGCCGCTGCGTGGGTATAGTGCGCTTTTTAGAGTGTATGATCAGGTGCAAGAAACCAATGTGATTCGGACATATCAGGCCAACATGGTAAGGCGTGCAGCCCGTCAATGGGTTGTTGAGCAAGGCGTATTCGATGCCGATGCCATGTCCAAGTTGGCACAAGGTGTAGATGGTGAGTATGTGGAGGTTGAGCTTAGTCCAGGTCAGACATTGGCTGGGAGCATTATGGCTGTGCCACATAACCCTGTACCAGCCGAGCTACAGCAATATGTGAATCAGGTCAATGACGACTTTCAGCGAGGCTCAGTGATGGCTCCGTTTACACGGGGTGAAGCAACGAAAGCGACTGCGACTGAGGTAACGGCTTTGGCGGCTTACTCCTCATCGGAAGTTGGGCGTTTGGCCAGAGAGCGTGATGCTATGATTGAGCATCTTTCGGCTGTATATGTGTCTATGATGCAGGTCTTTTTAACTGAAGATGCCGATGTGATTGTGCTTGACGGGGCCACACAAATCCTTAAAGGGGAAGATTTGGATGGGGACTTCGGGATTTATGCTCAGGATATGGGCAGCACACCCGTCAGTGACAACATTAAGAAGCAAGAGTTTTTAAACATATTGCCTGTGCTGCAACAGTTAGGCGTGCCCAATGACAAACTGCTTGAACAGATTGTGCGCAACTATGACTTGCCAGAAGATTTACTAGATGTGCCAGCCCCAATGCCAGCCGCCATGCCGGAGTCACCACAGCCCGCAATGGGTATGGGGGCAGGCAGTGTCGATCCAATGGCCGCAGCAGCAATCGGTATACAACAACCCAGCCCACAGAACATAAGCAGGATACTACCCAATGTCTGAGATTAAAGCC